GTGAAGGAAAGAACATCCCATCAAACCCACCACACAAGCTGAAGCTGATGCTATCTATGATGATTTAGCTTGTTATTTATCCCCAGAAAGTGTCCATTCTGATGGCGAAGCATCTGAAGAAGAAACTTGGGAGCATATTCACTTCTACATGCGCAAAGCCATACAAGTAGAGCGTTGTGGTTTTCTCCCATCTAACAACAGTGATGCCTGGGAAGCGGGCAAACGACCCAGTAAACAAGGGTATTACTCATGAACGACAAAGAATTTATCCACGAAATATATCAATTAGTTGTTGGTGATGAACATGCGTCAAGGACAGATAACAACAAATTTAGCCACGAAGAAATCCTAGATTTAATAAAAGACTACCAACTTACATACTACGAAAAGGAAAACTCATGAACCGTATGCCATGTAGAATTACCAACGACCCATACAGCGACTACTCTGATTTTATAGAGCAAGAAGGCGTGTATAAACAGTACATTGAAGCTGATCCAGACTATGAGCGCGATACGCAGCTAAACAAAAAACTCGTGCTGAACACAAGTCTTGAACCATTAATCACTCCTCATGTAGGAGACAAACCATAAAGTACTTGAGCTAATATATTAGCACTGATACTATTTCGCTCTTACCAGGAGAGTATGATGAGTATTAACGAAGCAACCCCGAGAGACTGGGACAAAGTTAGCAAAACTAAATCTTATATTGACCCTTACGACATACAACCAGACCCAGTAAATAAGCCTTCGCATTACAACGCGGGTAATATTGAGTGCATTGATTATCTCAAAGATAGCTTAGGCACTAATTTTGAACATTACCTAGAAGGTTCAATAAAAAAATATCTTCACAGATTCCGCTATAAAAAAAGTCCAGTAGAAGACCTTCGTAAAGCTCGTTGGTATTTAGACCGTTTAATCACCGAACAACTCGATAAAAATTCGTAATTTCCAACATCACCTAGGAGGGTGCTATGGATACCAAAGAATACTTTCAAGAATTACCAGGTCTTGAAAAAGACAACCTTCATCCAGAATTTCATACATATTTAACTACTTATATACGTGCAAGATCACCCCAGCTATATAGTGAAATCGCATCGCGCTTTAGATTTATAGAAGGCGAAATCTATGCTCAGCACGAATGCAATGGAAAACCTTTCTAATGTTAATAACTCTCGATTTTGAGACATACTTCGACACCAAAGTGTCTCTAAGCAAACTCACTACAATGGATTACGTCAGGCATGAAAAGTTCAAAGTATGGGGCGTTGGTATCAAGATTAATCATGATGAAACAGAGTGGTTTGGTGAAGACGAAACAGAAGCAGCAATACATGATATTGATTGGAGCGAAGCAACCCTTATCTGTCACAACACCCCCTTTGATGGCTATATTTTAACCAGGTACTACGGCGTAATACCTAAATTTTATGTAGACACAGCATCTATGGCGCGCGCTTTAGCGCCAGGCCAGTCGGCCCGGCTAAAAGACTGCGCTATCCGCGAATTTCCAGACGACGAAACCATGCGTAAAGGTGAAGAACTTATAGATGCAAAAGGTATCTATGATCTAGATCCCGAAACAGAAGCAGCACTTGGTGGTTATTGTATACAAGATGTAGATCTCACCTACGCTTTGTATAGAAAAATGATTAATAAAATGCCACTGACTGAATTAGAACTTATCGACATGACTTGTCGAATGTTCTGCGAACCTAAATTGACCGCGAACCTCGAAACATTAATCAAGTTTCGTGATGAACAAGTCTTTAATAGTGAAGCAGCCATTGCTGCTGCAGGTATTGACCGCAAGATACTTAGTTCTAATCAACAATTTGCAGACTACATAAAACTAGAATTAAATATTGTGCCGCCTACAAAACGTAGTCCAACAACAAACAAACAAATCCCCGCGTTAGGTAAAAACGATAAAGCATATCAACAGATGGTTGCAATGAACCCTCAACTGCAACATATCTGGGATGCCCGTGCCGCTGCAAAAAGTCGTATTAATCAAACCAGAGCGCAACGTTTCATTGATGCTAGACACGACGACGGCACGATTTCTGTACCGCTGCGGTATTACGCAGCACACACAGGCCGTTTTGGCGGCACTGAAAAAATTAATATGCAAAACATGCCGCGTAAATCCCCATTACGTGCAGCATTAGAAGCACCCGAAGATAAATTAGTATTCGTAGCCGACTTATCAAACATCGAAGCGCGTATGCTTGCCTGGTTAGCAGATGAAGATGACTTGTTGCAGCAATTTAGAAACAACGAAGATGTATACGCTAACCTCGCACAAGACATCTATGGACGTCCCATAAATAAAGATGATCATCCGCTTGAACGTTTTGTAGGTAAGACTGCAGTTTTAGGTCTTGGCTACGGAATGGGTGCTACAAAATTTCAAGCAACTTTAGAAGCTGGCGCTATGGGCCCGCCCATGAAATTCTCTGATAAAGAAGCAACAAACGTTGTAAATACATACCGCACTACATATCCAGGTATACAAAATTTGTGGACTAAATTAGAACTCAAACTTATCAATACAATCAATTGTAATTTTCACGAAGTTTGGCGCTGTTTAATTTTTAGTGACAAAAAAATAGGGCTGCCTAATGGTTTAGCCTTGCATTACAACAACCTCCAACACAAAGGAGGGCGGTTAACTTACACCTCTCGAAACGAAGAGCAAACATGGGGAGGGCGTATTACCGAAAACGTAGTACAAGCACTATCGCGTCTTGTTGTAACAGATGCAATGCTACGTATTCAATCTGACAAAGATCTCAATGCTGATGTTGTACTTACAGTGCATGATGAGATCGTTTTAATTAGCCAAGCTATTAATCCTGATGCTACAATGGACAAGCTCATTGAGCACATGTGTGTCCCTCCATCTTGGGCACCAACCCTTCCTCTTCATGCGGAAGGCGGATATGGCAAAGGATATAGCAAATAATTAAATGTCTAGACTAGTGCTAACAAGGAAGATTAACGAACAAATCATCATTCACAAAGATGACGACGGCGTTTTGGCGACATTGAAAGTGTCAAAGGTTGACAGGAACCAGGTTCGCTTAACATTTGAAGCTGGTAATGAGATCAGGATTGATCGACAAGAAATATTCGACAAGAACGCTCCTACTAAATAAATAATACCTATGGTATTATTGATGCTCTGTAGGAGGAGCCATGCAATTAACGTTTTTAGAAGCCGCGAATGGGCAACGGCTAAGCAAACGACACTGCCCAAAAAATGGATTTACCCCATACCCACACGTAAAAAACGTAACATCTCACGAACATAATATACCTTTAAACGATGCTGGCTTAGCCATGCTAGAACGTCTTATTATTGATGAAGGCAATAAAGGCTACTGTCTATTAAAAGGTGATCTAAAACGTCCACTTTCTAACGAATCGCGAGCAGGAAAAACGAACCGCGTTGCGTACTCCAATCTACTTGTACTTGATATTGATGGCATTACATTGCCAGGGCATACAAATTTAAAATCCTATGATGCTAAAGCAATAAGTATATTAGCAAAATCAATATTGCGTGAGTTACCACCTGCATTACAAGACTGTAGCTTTATTGCACAAGCATCATCTAGTTTAGGTCTTAAAGGAGACAAGGTTTCCTTACATATATTTATGCTTCTCAAACATGCTATGCCTGCAAAAGCAGTCAAATTATGGTTGCAAGCAGCTAATTTTGAATCTCAACTTTTCGCATCTCAATTAGAGCTGTCTTCTAATGGGCATTCACTCAAGTTCCCCCTTGATGCAAGCGTTGCTGATAATTCAAAACTCATCTTCATTGCTCCTCCTACCTTTGAAGACGGAACCCACGACCCTTTCAGATCCTCGTCTGATCGGGTTGTGCGCGTTTCCGGTATTACAAGCGTTCTAGATCTTGCAGCTCTTATGGGCGACATTAGTCCAGAAGTAATACATCAAAAAAGTAATGAATATAAAAATAAATTACGTCTACAGCGCGGCTTTAAAGCAAAAAAAGAACGGTTAACCATCGCTACTGTTAATAATAAATCAGAAGAAATTCTAAATAATCCTGACAAAATGTCTATTCAAATTACAGACGATACAAACCCTCCATACATAAGGTGTAACGTAAACGGCGGAGACAGCAACGCATATTATTTCAAACTTGAAGATCCTACATATATGTTCAATTTTAAAGGCGAACCTATATGGTCAATTGAACAAGCTGACCCGGATTTCTACAAATCATTATTTGATGTGTATCAAGAAGAAATGGAAAAAGAGGGTAGAGCTAACTTCCCTGTAGCATTACGTGATTTTTATACAGATACATATTACAACGGTGTTTTCGATCCAAACCTTAACCAATTCAGTGAAGACTTTCCGCTTATGCCTTGTTCATCAGCTAGTATAGAAGGGTTTATGCGTTCCCACGGACGTAGTAAACCTGATTTTGTACCTGATGCAAAAGTTGTCTTTAACCCAACATCTGACGAAGCAGCTGTAAATTTAACTAACGTGCCTTATCACATCAATATGTTTCGTAAAACAGAATACATGCTATCAAACCGTAAACACGAATCATTAAGCATGGGTGACGCACATAAAATCGCAAGCTCATGCCCACTTATATATAAACTTTTAACCCACATTCTTGGTGGTCAAAACTTAGAAGTTGAACACTTTACTAATTGGCTAGCTTACATTTTTCAAACTAAAAAGAAAGCAATGACCGCATGGGTATTACAAGGTGTACCTGGTACAGGTAAAGGTATCTTTTACACTAAAGTGCTGCGTCCACTTTTTGGTGTAGAGCATGTGCCAATGCGTGCATTGCAAAACATCGAAGAGCAATTCAATCTTTATATGAGACAAGCACTGTTCCTAGTTGTTGATGAATTCCATATGGCATCAGCTAATGCAGGTACCATGAAAATTGCTGATAAACTCAAGAACGCTATTACAGAAAACACAATGACTATTCGTGCAATGCGTTCTAATCAAGTTGAAATGCCTAACTTCACTAACTTTATCTTCCTTACTAACCGTATGGATGCTGTAAAAATTGAAGAAGGCGACCGTCGATACAACATCGCTCCAAGACAGGAGCAAAAGCTTGAACATGTATACCCAGAAGTTATCGAAGGTATTGATGATATAAGCAAAGAACTAACTGTCTTTGCAGCACTACTGCAAAATTACAATGTTAACAAACAACTTGTGCGTACACCTATTGCTAATAATGCAAAAGCACAAATGGCTCAAGTAACAATGTCAGTTATGGAAGAGTTCTTTGCAGCAGTGCGTAACAACAACCTTAATTTCTTTACAGAAATTCTAGATATTAGCGTAACCAATGTTATGCAAGCGCAAGAAATTACAACCGCACAACGCTTTGTAAAGCAGTGGATTGCAGAATCTGAATGGCCTTATTCCGTCATACCAATGGAACACTTGCGAGTTGTATATTCAGTACTAACAGAAGATCGTATGTCTCAACGTGAATTTATAAAAAAAGCAGAGCGTTGTGGAGTAAGTAGAGAACGTAAAAGAGTCTATGGAAGTCCACGATCCGTTAATCCAATTAATGGTGTAATTACACAATGGCAACTTATAAACGATACGTTTAAAGAACTTACCGATAAGTACTTTGATGCAAACGATAAGAAGCTTCTTGCAGTAAAATAATATAATACCTATACTAATACTTCTATTTGTTACTATTCTTAGGATATAGAATGATTAAGTTAACTCAGGATACGAGACCCGACAATGTTGTCGATTTTGAAAAACCTAAATCATTAGGTGATGTACGTGCTTGGAGTTACTCAGCTTTAAAAGTTTACGAAGATTGCCCTTATCGTACATATATCAGCAAAGTAAAAGGTGTTAAAGAACCTAGTGGCCCAGCAGCTGATCGTGGTACACAAA